GCTTTCGATTCTAGTTACGCTACTGCATACTGGCCATGGTGTCAAACAATCGATCCTGAAACAGGAAAACAAGTTTGGGTACCTGCATCAGTTATGATTCCAGGAGTATATGCTTATACAGACGCATCAGCAGACGCGTGGTTCGCACCTGCAGGTTTAACCAGAGGAGCTTTAGGATCTGTTATTAGAGCAGAACGTAAACTACCTTCATCTACAAGAGATACACTATATGAAGCAAATGTAAACCCAATCGCTACTTTCCCAAATAGTGGAGTAGTAGTATTTGGACAGAAAACACTACAAAAACGTGCTTCTGCTTTAGATAGAGTAAACGTTCGTAGATTATTAATCGCTGTTAAAACATATGTTTCTCAAATAGCAGACACATTAGTATTCGAACAAAACTCAGCATCAACAAGAAATAACTTCTTAACACAAGTAAACCCATACTTAGAATCAGTACAACAACGTCAAGGTTTGTATGCGTTTAAGACAGTGATGGATGAGTCAAATAACGGACCAGATGTAGTAGATAGAAACCAATTAGTAGGTCAAATCTTCTTACAACCAACCAAAACAGCTGAATTCGTATTGTTAGATTTCAATGTTACACCAACTGGAGCTACTTTCGAATAAAAAACAAAGGGATTAAATATTTATAATAAAATAAAAACACAAAATGGCGATACTCGATACTAACGAAATGTTCTTCACGGCCTTTGAACCGAAACAACAGAACAGGTACATGATGCTGATTGACGGTTTTCCATCTTACATGATTAAAGGAGTAAGTGCGATCCAAATGAGTCAAGAAGTAATAACTCTTAATCATGTCAACACAAGAAGAAACCTTAAAGGAAAAACTGTATGGCAACCAGTAACGTTTACGTTATATGATGCAATCACACCTTCAGGAGCACAATCTATTATGGAATGGGTTCGTCTACATCACGAAAGTGTAACAGGAAGAGATGGGTACAGTGATTTCTACAAGAAAGATTTAACTTTCAATGTATTAGGACCTGTTGGAGATGTCGTTTCTGAGTGGATCTTAAAAGGTGCTATGATTTCTAACGCCGACTTTGGTGAGTATGGATTCGATAACGAATCAACAGCTCAACAAATCACTATGACGTGTGAGATTGATTACGCAGTATTGAACTTCTAAGAAGAAATACAAATATTTTATAAAAGAGGGTTGGCTTATGTCAACCCCTTTTGTATGTTATTATGTATAATAAAAACGTTACAACAAATCAAGATTATGGCAGAATTTAATTTCCCAACCGAAACAGTAATGCTACCTTCAAAAGGTCATTTTTATGCTGAGGATTCACCTTTAGCAGCTGGAGAAGTTGAAATCAAGTATATGACTGCTCGTGAAGAGGATATACTAACAAATCAAAACTATATTACAAACGGTACAGTTTTAGACAAACTATTAGAATCGCTTATAGTAGCGCCAAAGTTTACCGTAGATGACTTATTATTAGGCGATAAAAACGCACTACTAATAGCTGCTCGCGTACTTGGGTATGGTGCTGAATACCCCGTTAGAATAGCCGGAGTAGACGATATAGTAAATCTATCAGAACTAGATAACATCGATATAGATTTCGATAACCTACCAAAAGGTAAAAACGAGTTTGAGTTTAGATTACCAAAAGCAGATACAGTTGTTAAGTTTAAACTTTTAACAGGTAAAGACGAAAAACGTATCGAAAAAGATATTGAAGGGATAAAGAAAATCAGACCTGATTCATCACCCGCTATTTCAACTAGATTAAAAACCATTATAACTGCCGTAGAAGGAGACGGTGCTGCCAAGTCAGTTGGCGAGTTTGTAGATAACTTTATGTTAGCTATGGATTCACGTGCATTCAGGAAACACTATAAAACGTGTATGCCTGATGTAGACATGACCTTTCGTAGCTCAGCAGGAATCGATAGGGAAATCCCCATTGGACTCAGCTTTTTTTGGCCTGACTCCGACTTATAGAGCTGGTTTATTTAGACAAATCCACGAAATAATATTTCACGGTAACGGAGGCTATAACTATAGTACTTTATACAATATGCCTGTTTGGCTACGTAATACGACTTTTAAGTTAATAAATGAACATTACGAAAAACAAAACGATGCTAACGAACAAGCATCTAAGGCTAATAGTACTACAAAGCAAACGTTAGTAGGTGAGGATGGTAAAGTAAACGTTCAGGACTTTAAGGCAGCTTCTCAACAATATACTAAAACAAGTTATAAGTAGTAATATTTATAATAAAACACCCTTACTTTGGCTACACCCACAAAACAGGAACTAGATCAGATTAATGCTCTACTTAACGATGTACAGAAAAAGTACGATCAGTTAGGAAGATCAAATCCATTTCGAAATTTTGATCAAAAGAATATTGTAGATGCAGGTTCTGCTATTAAACAATTAGAGGTATCCCTAAAGGGAGTTAATACTGAGTTAAATAATACTAACGATGAATTTTCTAATACCTTTAAATCACTTCAGAGTATAGTTAATGAATTAACTAGAGGTAAAGTAGCAACCAATAAAATAACTAACTCTACTAGAACTTTAGAGGATGTAAGTAGTAAGATTTTAGCCCAAAAGAATAAGGGAATAAAGTTGGATTCAAAGGAACTTATGTCTATGCAGAAAAAAGCAGATATAAGTTTTACAAATCTAAAACAACAAAGGAGTCAAATTGAAGCTTTAAAAGAAGAAGCTGATTATTCTCTAAAAGTATCAAAATCTAAAATACAAGAGATAGGTACAGCCAAAAACCTCACAGCCGAAAAGAAAAAAGAAAGAGCGGCAGCTGAAAAATCCCAAACCCAAGCCCTTAATGACTTAGCTGAACACGAAACACGTTTAGGTAATATCAATTCCATATTAGATAAATCCTCAAACTTTCAAGACGTAATAGATAAGGGGCTAAAGAGAGAGATTTTAGATAGAAAAGCTATTGAGGGTTCTATTGGTATCACTGGTGGTCTTTTAACTTCACTTTCTAAAGTAACCGGTATAACTGGTGTATTTGATATTGATAAAATAAAAGCCGAAGCAGAGAAAATAGCAGAGGATGCTATAGATCAGTTTAGACAAGTTAAAGAATATATAAGAGATGAGGAAGCATTTAACGTTAACATAGATAACGCTAAAACTTCCTTATTAGAAATAAGTAATGTTGCTCTTTTAACTCAACAAGAAGTAATCGAATTAAAAGATGAATTAAAAACCCTACAAGATAAAGAAGTTAACTTTAAGTTTTCACTTGATCCCGAATTTGATAAAGCCGCAAAAGCCAAAATTGAAAACGATATTGCTGAGGTTCAAGAGCTTATAGAATTAGGTACTGAGGGAAGTAGAAAAATAAGGGTAGATAAATTAGAGGGAGATTTAGAAAAAGCTCAAAAAGGTCTAGAAGGTCTAGAATCAGCAGCAAGAAACGCATCTAACTCTATGTCTAGCCAATTTAAAAAGTTAGGCAAAACACTAGGTTTAACATTTGAAGGTCTAGCCAATTCTATCAAATCACCAGAAGCTATATTCACTGCTCTTATAGCTATAGCAGGTGAAGTAAATGGGCAAGTAGTTGATTTATCTAAAAGTATGAACGTATCATACGATGAAGCCCAAAATGTAAGAGAAGAATTCGCTCAAATTACTCTAGCCTCTGGGGAGACTGTTATAAACACCCAAAGGTTAGTAGAGGCACAAATGCAGTTTAACGAAGCCTTAGGTTTAACAGGTAAAATCATACCTGAAAATGCAGCATCACAAAGTAAACTTACTAATCAGTTAGGTATAGGTGTTGATTCAGCTACAAAACTTAGACAAATAGCAGAGTCTACAGGTGAAGATTTTAGAGAACAAACCCTCGCTCAATACGAAACTGTAAGTGCTTTATCAGCACAAAAAGGTGTTGCTATAAACGTTAAGGGGGTAATGGATGAAGTTGGTAAAGCCGGTGCTTATGGTTTAGCTCAATTCCAAGGTTCTGTAGTAGCATTAACTGAAGGTGTAGCACAAGCAAAAGCATTAGGTTTAAGTTTAGATCAAGTAAACTCAATAGCAGGTAAGTTAATGGATTTTGAATCATCCATAAACGCAGAACTACAAGCAGAGTTATTATTAGGTAAAGATATTAATCTAGAAAAAGCTAGATTAGCAGCCCTAAATAATGATCAGAAAACATTAATGGAGGAGATTAATCGTGAAATGGGAACATTTGAAGATTTCTCTAAAATGAATAGAATACAACAGGAAGCAATGGCTGATGCCATTGGTATGTCTGTTGATGGGTTATCCGAATCCTTACTGATGCAACAGTATGGGGAAATGAATCAAGCCGAAATAGTTGCTTTAAAGGGAGAAGAAGTTGCCAAACAAGTAGAAATGGTAAAATCACAAGAAGCATTTCAAAATATGATTTTAGCTATGAAAGGTACACTTGCTGATATAGCAGCTGGACCTCTTGGTGATATGGCTAATTTAGTAACAAGTCTATTAAGTAATTCAACAGCAATGTATGGTATTATGGGGGCGTTAGCTATAGGTCCTTTAACTTCTATTGGAAAAAGTTTAAAATCAGCTTATGGTTTCTCAAAAGCAATGCTGGCATCTCAAAAAAGTCAATTAATCATAGAAACTGCTATGGGGGCCAAAGCTAAAATATCAGCAGCCTTCGCAGCAGCAAGAACAGCAGCAATAAATCCCTTATTGGGGGTAGCAGCGGTTGCTGGTGCTGTTTTAGCCTATAAGGGTATCCAAGCTTTAACAATGGATGATGGTATTATACCTGGACAGGGTAAAGTTGTTTCAACACCTAAAGATAAAATAGCATTTAAATCTGGATATGGTAAACGTGTATTATCATCACCTGAAGGTAAAATAGCATTTAACGATAAAGATACAATCGTAGCAGGTACAAACCTAGAACAAAATATGACCACTAATAATAATGGTCAATCAATACAAAACTCAGTAACTACAAATCAACCAACACAAAACTCAGTTATTAATAGACCTACTACAAATAGTATGGTTTCAAATAACCAAAATACAACACAACCTATAGCACCAGTTAGTAACGCTATGATGGAAGGTGAGTTAAAAGCAATAAAAAGAGTATTAGAAAACATAGCAACTAAAGAAGGAACAGTAAGTATGAATGGAACTAAGTTCGGAACTGTAACAGCTATGAACACTTACCAAATTCAATAATATTTATAATAAATCAATAATAACTAAAAACAATAAATTATGGCTGATTACAAAGGACTTGAAGACCGCTTAGTAAGAGCAGGATCTCCAAAATCTGTAAACAACGGTAGTATTCCAACAACTGCAAACCTAGCATCTGGAATCATCCCAATCAACAATACTTTTTCTAAAGGTCAATATAAGGACTATGTATTAGACTCAGGAGTAACAGTAGATCAAGCAGCAGACTTAACAGATTAATTAATAAATTAATCTAGAGTTATATGGGACTGTTCAAAGATGAACCTGTTAGTTGGGATAAAATTAATGGACTAAGAGATAGATCTGGAAATCATTTCCAGAGACATCTCACTCCTTGGTCTGTTGGTGGTAATATAGGTAACCAATCCCAAGTAGAACCCTTTATTTGGACTGGGCTTCCTCCTTTAGAGGATGAGTGGTCAGGTAAGGAGGAAACCGACTTTCTGCTTAGAAACGGAACTTTAAAGGATTCTGCTACTGATATAACTCGCATATCCAAACTATTAACATTAACAACAAGAGGTAAACTATTTTCAGTTAAACAAAACCTACTATCAAGATTAGGAGTTGCTACTGAGGCCTCTGGAATCCTTAACGAGGGTGTTTATTTACCAACTTCAACGTTAGCTCAAGTAGGTGTTGTTGGTTTAGGCGGTCACCTTAATAAACAAGGTGTTAATCCCTTTAGAAAAACAGGAGAGGTAGATAACCCAGATGATGGTAACACAATCTTAGGATTTGATGTTACTAACCCCTTAGGTTTACCCGCATATGCTCAAGTAGTTAGAAGAGATCAAGAAACTGGAAAAAATAGATTAGTAGGTTACTTTAATAACAAGATTAATAGAACCCAAAAACCATCTAGTGGTACTACCCCATCTTTTACTGATAAGTTAAAAAATAGGTTTATTAAACTTGATGGACCTAATATTTTAGATTCATATAGTGG